CTTTTATGCCAGAATGGTATGCAACGGCGCGAGTAATCCCCCAGAATAGGAGACTCTCGAGCTCGAAGGTGAATGAGTTTCCCATGGAAGAGAACATCTCATTGAGATGCCACTCGCCATCGATCATCGTTTCCGGTGATCGAACGTCACTCATCAAATAAAACCATTCATCAGGTAACAGTCTCAAAACCAATTGCGTTGTGACAGAGTCACTAGCAGAGGAAAGATCGACTGTAGCGAGGTTTCCCTCGCGACTGCCCTCTTTGGCCAGACGCTGGTTATGCGTTTGATCATTAAGGTCAATCCCGACATGCTTCAGCCGTCGACGAATTACATCGCCGATAGCTTTCTGCACGTACATGTTATAATCGGGCTCCTTACAGGCGCACCGATCGATAACGGTCGATTTCGGAACAGTGAACATCACATTACCTCGCACGCAACGAAAGTCGCGTGGGGCCCACGAGGTTGACTGAGTCAACCTTAGGAAGTGCCAGATGGCACCTTCTGTGATGTCTGTACCCTCAAGGTACTTCCGAGCGATGGTACCGTAACCACGTTTAATTGACGTGGAAGCGCCCCCTGAGAAAGAACCGCGCAAGCGGTCCCAGGGCACACTGCCTAGAGCCTGTCCGATAAATCGGGCGGCAGTATCGGCGATGTGGACTGCATTGATCGAGACTTCACCCTTTGTGAAAAGGATATCAGTCTCGTCCATATGCATTAAACGCATATTAGTCGCCCTATTGGTGACCTCGCACTTAAGCCATTTGTCAATGGCAGCGGCGCGCCGTACTTGCGGAGAATCCGAAAAGTTCGGATCGAGCAGTTTAGACTCCCATTCGCGGCTAAGATATTCAGCCTTAAATGAAGGGTCAGACTGCAACTCGTGGACGAAGAGTTCACGAAACTGCAAGTAAAGTTCGGGGAGAGTTTCGAACGCCTTATGGCTATCCGATGCTTTCACGGGTTAATACCTCGCTAGCGAATCAGGGACATCCCTGAAGAACCGTTGGCCAAGCTAGCACCATGCTAGCCCAGAGGGCAGACAAATCCAATCTGGATCAACCAGTCAGCGGTAAGTGCATATGCACAACCCGCCGGCGTAGAGAGCCAGAAGAGACCTGCGATGCCCAGAATACCGAGAATGACCAGAGAGGTCATAACTCAGTACACTCCCTCGAGATTAACGAGGGCGTCGTTGATGAGTACCTTGCCGGTACCGAGACCAGAGGCCAGAAGGCCAATAGCGTCGTTACGTTCCTGCAAGGAAGAACTCTCATCAAAAGACACGGACAAGTTTACATAACTCGTCCGAGCGACCTTCGGTTGACTGACACCATTGATGGTTTCAGTCACAACAACCGGCAGAATCAGCCGGACTTCGCCTTTGAACCGCGAACCGACTCGTTTCATCGAGACGGTGCAGCGTTTCTCCCCTAGGGGGACTCCTGCGTTATTCGCCACCTCACCGACGCCGTCCTTAATATCATGAGGAACGAACGTCAGATTGACGGGGGTAACGGGGGTCCGGTCTGTCAAGACCAGAGACTGTAGTGCTGGCATTTGCCAACTCCTAGTGATGCCACGAATGGCAGTCGTTAGGGTATGCAGGTGCTAAATGCGACCAGCAGTGACCCGGGTTAACGCAATAGCGGATGCTATGCGTTGAGGCGATGTAAATGGGAACCGGAAGTAGGTATATGACATCGGCCAGCCTGTGAAGGCTACCCGACCCATAAAGCCTATTTCGGTACGGGACTCGGCTTCCTGAGTGGAAGCCTTAAGTGTCCAGTAGGCAGGGTACGTGGGTTTACGAAATCCACGTGCCGTGACAGCCGCCGAAGTTACGGTCGACTGATACCCATCTACAAATTCGAGTCCGAAGGTGGCAGTGAGACTGGATAACCAGTCGCCGATTGGAAGAATCCAATCGACCACGAAAGTGAACGGAGTGCCAACCCACACCATATAAAGTGGGTTCATGAGCTGAAATCCTGCCAAATAAGCGGCAAGAGCATCAGCTATGCGAAACCGAAACTTCGTTTCTACCTCTACCGACGCGACGCCACTTGAGCTCTGGTTATACCAATAATCGGAATTACCCGATAACTTTGGTATCCAAAGACCTTCGGTGACGCGACGTTTAGCATAGGTATGGTGTTGGAGAGGGTCGCCTGTAAGGGCTTCCTTCACAACTTCCACAGCTCCGAAAATGTCGCTAAGTAGCGGCAACCAACCGTACTGTAACTCCAGCCACGCTTCAGAAGCGTTTTTGAAGTTCAAGTTCCGTTTGGTTAAACCAAGGGTGACCATGGCGTGAGCCCAGTCTCCCTTTCGAGCATACTGCCAGGCAAGTAGAACTTGCAAGGCGCGCTCGGCGACCAAGAGAACAGACTTGTCGATATCGACAAGGCTTTCAGCGAGATCCATCTTCGATTCAAGCATCTTCTGCTTGCATTCGACGACGCCTCTACGCTGAGCGTTAGCGATAACAGTGCGATTATAAATCGCGATCGGATCGAAACTACCCCCATAGGGGTAAATAAGATCTGAAATGTTATCCTGCCATCCGGTATCAAAACCACCGGAATACCCGAGCCCAATGGGCGCGGACTCTGCGCGGTATCGCGTGTGAGAAGTACTTTGGTACAAACTCACAGCACGACGAACCACGGTTCGCCGTAACAGGAACGTCTCGTAGTCGGTGTTCCTGTACCGTTTATAGCCAAGAATACCAGATTGCGTATTACTGCGTGAACCATAGGTCCACATAGGTTGCGTAATATTGGTATTAATCTCTTGAGCCCGTTCTAGGGCCTCCTTTTCTGTCGCAAATCCCGTCGTGGGAGATGAGTCAGTAGGAGCTATGTTGGCCTGCAAAGTAGTGGAGTTAATGATAACGCCATTCTTTTTAGGCCTAGGTGCGCTAACGAACATTGTAGCCACCGAAAGTAAGAGACCACCTCTAGGGCAGTACGACTATAGAAGTCGCTCTTTCCTGTGGTCAGGTTAAGACCAAAATGGGCGCTTACGCGTCCAAATCCCGTGAACCGGCGGGCAAACCGGTTGGCCACCTTCCATCCCTGGGTAGGAATGGAAGGCGGCCAAGGACCGAAG